GTGAACGGCGATAGAGCGAGGGCGCCCGCTCGCCCCCAATCGGACACCGTGAACCCAACGAACTCGGCTCGTGGCATTGCCGTTCGCTCGCTCAGGGTCTCGCACTCTATCGCCCTCGATCGCCTGCAAACGACCGTTTGAGAGCTTCACGAGGAAGACGTCGCCGTCAACGGTTCGCCGTTCTTCGGCGAGTCTAATGAGGCGCGGCAAAGTGTGGCGCCCCGTGACGTCACAATTGTCGGCGCGTGAGTACCATTCGACGAGCTGCTCGAGCTCGAAGTCAAGGGCGGGGTTCCCGGTTTGAGCCTGGAAACTAAAAGAGCTCACGTAGTCAAGGTGGCGACGAATAGCCCAAGCCGCGATTGAGAAATTCTCTTGAAGATGTCGGGCTTTGCTTTGTAGTCGCTTTCGCTTTGTCGGGGTGAGCAGGTTGTCGGTGCTCTTCAGCGTGATCGAAGGTTGCTGCCTTTGAGTGTTGCTCTCGGCGGCGTCATAAGCGAGTTCGGCCGGCGATCGCGAACCGCGATTCGTTGACCGCTTCGCCTTCGCGCGTGAGGTCTTCTTCGTCGATCTCTTTTTTCGGGCGGTCGTCTTCGCCATTGTCACTCTTTCATTTCATCACCGTCAGTTAAGATTAATTCTCGCGGCTCGGGGCCGTGTCCCGTTCTCAACCGCTTGACGCCGTCGCCAATAATTGAGTTCTTTGATAGCCTGGTCGCGATTGTAGCTCGTCGACACCCCGCCGAAGTTTACGCTCACAACGCCCGCGCCCGTCAATAGGGCGAGCTCAATAGCAGTCACCATTTGATCGGCCGTTGTCGTCGTAGTTGCGACCGCGTCGGTCGTTGTATGATTCGTTGCCATTTGCTCAAGTGTACGAAAAACGCCCCAACGAGAATTGACCAAACGGCCCCGAGAAATTCGCGTCGCGACTATTTTCTTCGTTTTCCGGTTTGGCTCGGGCTAGGGTCTCGCGGCCGAATGTCTCAAAAAGTGACTTGGGGCGGCGTCAAAATGAGGGCCTTTGATCTATCCGGCACCGTAACGCCGGCGAAACCCGCGGCCGTATTTTGATTTGCGAATGATATGCGCGAGCGCCCGATTCCCCGCGTCGTCATTTGGGTCAACCTCGGGGCGATTAGCGGCGGTCGTTGATTCGCGGGGCGCGGCCCTGGATTTTGATTTGAACGAGAACTCGCGGTCGACGCGGTGTTGACCGCATTGCTCACACTTGGTTCGGCGATAGGTTATCGCTTCAAAGATCCGGCCGTCGGGCGCTGTGCCGGATAACTCCCGTTTGATCTTTCCCCAATAGGCGGCGCGTTTATTTGATCCGCAACTGGGGCAGCTCGTCGATTCGGTGTCGACGACCTCGACCTTCTTATTTCGTGAGCCGCGGGGGCGGCCGGTCTTCTTTTTTTTGGTCATGGTTTCCTTTCGTCATCAAATGTAAGAAACGCGAGGCCGACGAGGCCGACGCTTCGGGGGTGAGCTCTTGTCGCTTCCAATCGTTGTCAGTGTCGCCCCTTCGAGGCTTGCCGCGACCGCGGATCCGACGAGACAATCAAAAAAGTGATTATCGAACTTTGCCGGTTTGTGTCGCCACTCATCGACGGTTCGCCCGCGGCCCGTCACCGTGACGCGGTACTCGCTCGACAAATGGTCGGCGATCAAACGGTGATGATCCCCCGCGGCTTTGTAAAACGTCAAACTTCCAGGGTCGCCATAGACGGTTCCAAGCCTAGCAAAAAGAAACGATTTCCAAAAGTTGGTATCGTATAAAACATGACGAATGGTTCGCTTGCCGCGGATAGCCGGCACGCGCCAATTCAAACCGACGAGGTCGCCGGCCTTCTTCCGGTATTCACTGAACGGCAAACTCGAGCCGCCGACCCCGCGGCCGTGACTCGGGATCACGAGCCCCGCGTGCTTCGACTGCCGACAAAACGAGTACACCGTGTCGGTCGATAATCCCCAGTTTGCATCGATCAGAACACGCGACATCCTGAGTTCGGCGCCGTCGTCACGCTTCAGCTTGATCTTTGCGAGCCGCTCGACGAGCTTATCGAGGCCCGAATATATCGAGCCCTCGAGACCGGATCCGGGCGCCGAGCGGCCGAGCGTTCTTTTCGCGCCGGTTAGGCGATAGTATCGGCTCGACTGCTCAGGGAATGAACCATAGTCGACAACGTAGCCCGTGAAATTCGTTGACCATGCAACCGCCGACCAATACAAAAGGTTCTGTTGTACGTCGATAAAGGCGACGAGCTTCTCAGCGTCAAGCGGCGCCGCGCGGCGTTTGTACCCGTTGAGCTTCGCGGCAATTTCTGTCGGGCTCGGTAGCTCGCCGCTTTCGCTTTCGTCGAGAAGCGGGGCGTTTTGGTATTCCGCGAAGAAGGCTCGCTCATCTCGAATCCGTAGGTTGTAGGCGTTTTGTAATGCGCTGAGTTCGTCGTGATTTTTTCTTTGAGGCCAAGCGACGACGGCACCTTCATCCATTGCTTTTCGATTCTTGCGGTAGAAGCTCGTCGCCTCTTTCCCGTTGCCGCCTGATCGGAAACTCTCGGCGCGGATCTCGGCGTACTTATCCCAAAGGGCCGTATTCTTGGGCCACTTGTGAACGAGAGCTGATCTCTCGCCGTTGAACTCGGGGTGAATCTTTGGGTCGAGGATTCGATCGGCGAGATCGCCTCTTTGAATAACGGTACACGCGACGATTCCTGAAATCTTTTTTCCAGGGCCGGCGAGCCCAAGAACGGCCCCGGCGAGAATGTTCTCACGCTTCGCGTTGTCGCTCGCGGATCGAGCCGAGGCATCGGTCGACGGGTCGTCGCAAATCACGAGGCTCGGGCGAACGCTCACCCCGTCGGGCCGCTTGAATTTCATTCCCCTGATCCGGCCCGTGATGCCCGTTGTTTTGACGACGGCACCGGCCGCGATGCTTCCTTCGATTGAGGGAAGGACGATCTGGTTAGCAGTCCACGTGATCCGGGTTCTCTTGCCTTGTGACAATTGACCGTTTGTTCGATTCGCTATCCCCTCGAGAGCTCTCACGGGGTAGCAAACTTCTGGAAAGTCGGCGAATAACAAATCGTTTTGTTCGAGCTCGGCTTTGAGGCTTTGCATCATTTCCGCGGCCGCCTCTTCGCTCGGCCCAATCAACGCGATGAACTCGCGGTGACCGTATAGCAACGACCAGAGGGCCGCCGATTCAGCGATTGACGTTTTCCCTGATCCGCGGGGCATCGCAACCGCGAACAACCCGCCTTCGAGAACCGCCGACGCGGTCTTCTTGAGAACCTTGAGATGATCCGGCGACCATTTTAGTTTGAAGACTCCTGGAAAGTAGGCGCGGCAAAAATAGTCGAGTGATCGAGCCGCTCGTTTTTTGCGGCGGGGTTTGTCGACGGGGGGCATCGGCCCGATGTCTCTTCCTTCGAGCGACTTTCGGCTCGAGATAGCGCGTTGCTCTTCACGCACTCGAGCCCAACCGGTCGCCCTTCCGGCCGGTCGGCCGTCAAGCGAAGCGAGCTGCTCGGGCGTCGCGTTTCGAATCAGTTTTTTCACTTCGCTCTTCGAAGCATTAGCTACCGTAGAGGCGAAGGATTCGCTCGCGTTTTTGCTCAATGCTTTCGGTTCCTTCTGGGGTGATCTCGGGTCGGTTCTTGCTCGTCGGTGTCAAGCCAAAATCGCGCAACAACCGAGCACAAAGGGCCGCGTTCCTTTCACGTATAACGTCAAACGGGTTTCGCTTTGGAAAGGCGCCGGCCGACGTCTTGATTTGAATGACCGCCCCGTGACGGTTGACCATTTCAACAGCGTTTCGCCAACCGCTGAACGTGACACAATACAATTCGAGCGCTGAGCGATCGGCGGCGTTCAAAAGATCGATCCCTTCGAGCGCCTTACAGATCGAGTTCCATTCTTCCCGCGCCACTTGATCAAGGTGATCAGGACACGCGAACGGGTTTGCTTTCGGTTTTTCTTTTCGCTTTGCCATTCGTCATCGTTTCCCATCGGTCGACTATAACGTCACAGTATCCCGCGTCGATTTCCATTCCGTAACATGAACGGCCGAGCTGTTCCGCGGCGATCAGGGTTGTTCCGCTCCCGAGATAAGGGTCGACAATGAGGTCGGTTTCTTTCCCCCATTGCTTCAGCATGTCAACGAATAAGGTGACCGGCTTTTGCGTTGGGTGTCGACGGTTTTGAGCGTCTTTCGCGTTCCCGCTACTCAAGAAACCAAACCAATCGTGGCGAAGAACTCGCCGCTTATGTTTTTTTGACGACCAACAAAGTTCGAACTCGGATCCGATGCCGTCGGCTTGTGATTCCTTTCTTTTGTCCCAGACGAGCCACGAACCGCCGGTCGGAATTTCCTTTGCATAGTAGTCGGCACCCCAAAGGAACACCTCACGAGCCTTCGAGAAAAACTCGAACAAATGAGCCGGGTCAAATGGCTCATCGTCCCCGATGACGGGCGCGTACTTGTTACCGTTTACCCCAATATCGAAGACACTTGCATCCCATTCGGCACGACCTGGTTTTTCTTGGCCGAGGCGTCGCTTCTTCATTCGAATTGATTTCTTGCTTCCCTGACAACCGCCGGAATCGGCATTCGTCGACCAATCAGTATCGAGGTTCATTCCGTAGGGTGGATCGGTCAATAGCATGTCGGCCTTCTTGCCGTTCATTAGCCTCGCGACATCTTCAGGCCGCCGACAGTCGCCACAAATCAAACGGTGTTTCCCGAGTGTGATGACATCGCCGGCGGTCGTGACCGGTTCGCTCGGCGGTTCCGGTGTCGCTGGTTCCAGGATCTCGGATTCTTGATCAGCTACATCGAATCCAAGATCATCGAGAAGGGCTTGAGCGGCGGCGTCATCGAATTTCAAACCGTCGAGAAGGGCAGCGAGTGATTCTTGATCGACGCCCGCCATCGCCGCGAGCGGATCAAAGACGGCGAGCAACTTGTCGGCTTCTTTTTTTGTTACGTCGAGAACTAGAACCGGGATTTTGCTTTCGGGCGAGATGTCGGCGCGAAGGTGACCGTCGATCAGCTCGAGCCCGCGTGAGGTTTCGCGAGCAATCACCGCGCCCGCGAACCCTATTTCTGACAGCACGCCGCGCAAAGCGGCCGATTGTTCGGGGGGGTGTGTTCGGTAGTTGCGGGGATTCCTCAAAAGGTCTTTCGCCTGAACCCTCTTGAGTGATTTGATTCGATCCTGAAACGCCATCGGCTCGATACCCCAAAAATATTTTCGTGAAACCTAACTGTGGTGGATTGATCGGCTAGTTCCT